GCAATGGGTAATCTCGCACTACTTAAAAAACAATATAATTCCAGTTATGATATTCCTCATTCTGAAATGTTGTCAAATACACCGCTGGTTCAAGCGATGATTGCAATGAAACCTATTGTGGAGAATTTCCGCAATACTAAAAAACTTGATATCGTCAACATGGCAATTGTGCATGACGGTGATGCTGATATTTGTAATCGGTTCATGTCTGACGAAGTTTCAAAAGCTATGGAAAGCACACAGGGTAATTATTATCTTGTTGACAAGAAACATAAAATCAATGAGTATATTGATTTTAACGTTCATGGTTTTGAAGGTATTCGCACAGCATTCTTTAATTGGTTCACTAAAACGACTGGCGTTAAAGTGTTTGGTTTCTTTATTGTGCCTGATTCGCCGCAACGGATTAAAAGTGAACTTGTGCATCGGTACTATGTTAATGGTGTGAAATATTCAAAACTTCATGCAAAGAACCGTTATGAGGAATACTTAGTTCGTGGTTTACCTGAGACTGACCGCCTTCGTCAAAAGATACGAGCCGATAAGGTTCTTGTTTCAAGTAATCCTGGTTATGCTAAGTTTTTCTTTATCCTTGGTGGTAAATCACTAGAGACAAACTTTGATGAAATGGATGTCGAAGATGGTGCATCAGTGCGTAAGCTGAAAACTGCATTTACCAAGATGTATACCCAGCGGAAAAGCAACCGCGTTCTGGTTAATCAGTTCATTGGTGATATTGCAGCATAAGTTGTTGTTTTTATTGAGAAATACACTATTGACATTTGCGTATTAATGGTGTATAATAGTATTATATAATGTAAATGGAGAAATTTTTATATCATGCGTAAGCCGAATCTTGAAGTTCGTTCTAAGTTCCTTGAAGCAGCCAAACAATTTGGTAAAGATACTCTGACTGTTGAGGATATCAATTCGATTTGTAAGAAACTGAAAATTAAGTTTCCTCAGTGGTTCACTAAAGACCCGGAGAATCGTGCTGGTCGTGGCAAGTATTTTGTCCACGGTGCTACTGCAAAAGCCGAACCCGCTGAAAGTGTAGCGATGGCAGCACAAGTTATTCCTATGGCTAAAAAACATATTTCTAATGTTGAAACTGATATTGAAATTAATGATATCGTTCCGAAAGTCTATAAGAACTATGTGCCCTTTGGTAATTTCGATGATGTTCTGTCTATCGTGGAATCTAAACAATTCTATCCGATTCTGATTACTGGTCACTCAGGTAACGGTAAAACAATGTCTGTCGAACAGGCATGTGCAAAAGCCAAACGTAAATTTATCTGTGTATCAATGACACCTGATACCGACGAGGGTGACCTTCTGGGTAACTTCGTTCTTATCAATGGCGAAATGGTGTGGCGTGATGGTCCTGTGACTGTTGCTGCACGTATCGGTGCTGTTCTGTGTATTGACGAAATCGACTACGGTGCACAAAATCTTTCTACTCTGCAACGGGTGCTTGAGGGTAAGCCCTTCCTGTTGAAGAAAAAGAATGAAATCGTTTACCCCGCTGAGGGTTTTACGATTGTCGCAACCGCTAATACTAAAGGTAAAGGTAGCGAAGATGGTCGCTATATGTTCACCAACATTCTGAATGAAGCGTTCCTTGAACGTTTTCTGAATACGATGGAACAAACTTGGCCTCCTGTTGCTGTTGAACGTAAAATCATTGCCAAAGAACTTGAATCTGTTGGTAAAAGTGATAGCGAGTTTGCTGAAAAACTTGTATCATGGGCAGATGTTATTCGCAAATCGTTTGAGGAAGATGCTGCTGACGAGGTTATCTCTACGCGCCGTCTGGTTCACATCGTTAAATCGTATGGTGTATTTGGTGATAAGAAAAAAGCAATTCAACTGTGTTTGAATCGTTTTAATGAAGATACCAAGGTTTCTTTCCTTGACCTCTACACTAAGATTGATGCTGGTGTTGATTCTGCGAATCATGATGTTCCTGCGCGACCAGCACCGAATGAGATTCCGTTCTAACGGTAATTGTTGTAACAAAGCGCATGTTTGCCTGAATTATGGTTGACATGCGTGTTGTTTTATTGTAGTATATCATTATTCGGGAGAAAGTATCGCCTTCCGAACAATTGAATTGAGCGATACCATTTAAATGAGGTTATTATGACTAAATCACAAAAAGAACGTCTAGTTAAATTTTTCCAATCTGGACGCGATATCACAGAACGTCAAGCTGAACATCAATTCGGTATTGGCAATCTTTCCGCACGTGTAGCTGAACTTCGTGCAGAAGGTTACAGCATTTACACTAATGTTTTGAAAACACGCAATGGTGAGACCACAGCATATCGTCTTGGTAAACCTAACCGTGCTATGGTTGCTGCTGCATATCAGACTCTTGGCTCAAAAGCATTTGCCTAATTTGTAGTCAAACCAATAGAGGTGGCACATATATAATTGTGTCACCTCTTTTTTTTATGGATAATTTATGGAAATAAAAGTTAAAATTGATGAATTGAAGAAAAACAAAATCTTCATTGCAACACCTATGTATGGTGGCATGTCTCATGGCATGTATACCAAATCTTGTCTTGACTTGCAAATGCTCATGGCAAATTATGGAGTGGAAACAAAGTTCTCATTCTTGTTCAACGAATCACTGATTACTCGCGCACGTAATTACCTTACTGATGAATTTCTCCGTTCTGATAGCACTCACCTTTTATTCATTGACTCAGATATTCATTTCAACCCGCAAGATGTTGTTGCGCTTCTGGCATTAGACAAAGACGTTATTGGTGCACCATATCCTAAAAAGTCTATCAACTGGAATAACATTGCAAAGGCAGCGCGAACTAATCCTAATCTACCTGTTGGTGAACTTGAGAATCTAGTGGGCGATTATGTGTTCAATGTCGTAAAGGGCACACAACAATTCTCTGTTACTGAACCACTTGAAGTTTTAGAAATCGGCACTGGCTTTATGTTGATTAAGCGTGAAGTGTTTGAGAAGATGGAAAAGGCTTATCCTCAATTGAGATATAAACCTGACCATATCGGACAGAAAAACTTTGATGGCTCTCGCTATATTCATGCATACTTCGATACGATTATTGATACGATTGATAGCGCAACAGGTGGTGGTTCTGATAGATACCTGTCAGAAGATTATATGTTCTGTCAACTGTGGCGTAAAATTCAAGGCAAAATCTATCTATGTCCTTGGATGAAAACACAACACATCGGCACATATCCATTCACAGGTAATCTACCTAAGATTGCTGAACTGACAGGTTCACTGTGATAGTAGGCTTAATCGGATTCATCGGCAGTGGAAAAGGCACTGTCGGTGATTTACTTGTTGATAAGGGTTTTCATAAAGATAGCTTTGCTGCACCATTAAAAGATGCATGTTCAGTTATCTTTGGATGGCCACGTGAGTTACTTGAAGGTGATACTGAACTGTCAAGAAAGTGGCGTGAAGAACCAGATGCGTTTTGGTCTGAACGATTTGGTAAACAGTTCACACCAAGACTTGCTCTCCAGTTAATGGGCACAGAAGCTGGTAGAAATGTGTTTCATTCTGATATATGGGTTGTTTCTCTATTGAATCGTGCAAAGGGACGTGATATAGTAGTCACAGATGTTCGATTCAAGAACGAGGTGAAACATATACAAGATAATGGTGGTATCATTATCCGTGTTAAGCGTGGTGAGAACCCAGTTTGGTTTAATGACTTTGTTAATTACAATCAGCATCCAACAATGTATTCATATCCTAATGTGAATATTCACACATCAGAAACAGATTGGATTGGTTGTTGGCATGATTATCTGATTGAAAACAACGGAACGTTAGCTGACCTAGGTAATAAAGTCGATGATGTATTGAAATGTATCAAGTAATTTGATATAATTAATTTTTAATGGAGAGTATATAATGAAATTTTCACAAAAAACAATTGAAGTATTGAAGAACTTTTCTCTGTTTAATCCTGGTATTTTTATTAAGCCAGGTAAAGTTATTCGCACCATTGGTAACGATAAAGACATTGTTGCTGAATATGTGTGTGATGAAAAGTTTGAAAAGAAATTTGGTATCTACGATTTGACAAGTCTGCTTTCAGTTCTATCTTTACAGAAAGATATTCCTGAGATTGAGATTGGCGATACAGCAATGAAAATCACTAATCTATCAGGAAGAAACACTATCAATTATCGGTTCACATCCGAAGAAATGATTCTTCTACCACCAGAAAAGAATGTTCAAATGCCAGAAGCAGAAATTAATATCGAACTCAGTGCTGACGACCTTGAGATTATCAAGCGGTCAGTAAATATTCTTTCATCTCCTAATATCAGTATCAGTTCTGATGGAAAGAAAGTATATGCTAAATGTTTTGATGTTAAAACTGATTCTGCATCAACAAGTGAACTTGAACTTGCTGATGGCGATGGTTCAACATACAACATGATTTTTAAAGAGGAAGCATGGAAGATTATTCCTGGCAACTATGAAATCAGTATTTCAACCAAAGGTATCTCACACTTCAAGAATAAAGATATCAATCTACAGTATTGGATAACAACACAGCCCGGTTCAACGTATAGTTCTAAGTAATTTTTTTATTTTATTATGGAGTTTGTGAATGGAACATTTCTTGTGGGTCGAAGCATATCGTCCAAAGACGATTGAAGATTGCATACTTCCTGATAGGCTGAAAAAGCCTTTTCAGGAATATGTCAATCAAAAGACTATACCTAATCTGTTGCTTGCTGGTGGTGCTGGTGTTGGTAAAACCACTGTTGCTAAAGCAATGTGTGAACAGGTTGATTGTGATTATATAGTAATTAACGGGTCAGATGAATCTGGTATTGATACGTTTCGTACCAAGATAAAGTCATATGCTTCTACCATGTCATTGAAGGGAAGCCGTAAGGTTATCATCATTGATGAAGCTGATTATCTGAATCCTAATTCAACGCAGCCTGCTCTTAGGAATGCGATTGAAGAATATTCTAAAAACTGTTCTTTTATTTTCACATGTAATTACAAAAACAAAATCATTGAACCTCTGCACAGTAGATGTGCAGTAATTGACTTCTCATTAAAGAATGGTGAAAAGGTGAAGATGGCTTCACTGTTCTTTAAGCGAGTTCAAGATATTCTGACAAAAGAAAAGGTTGTATATAACGAAAAGGTTGTTGCTGAACTTATCAACAAACACTTTCCTGACTTTCGGCGTGTGTTAAATGAATTGCAGAGATTTTCAAAGTTTGGTGAAATTGACGCTAATGTTTTAACACAAATTGCGGATGTCTCTATTGTCGAAATTATCAAACACCTAAGAGAAAAAGACTTTGGTTCTATTAGAAAATGGGTAGCATCAAACACTGTTGATACCTCAACATTTTATCGTAAGATATATGATAATCTTTATGAGATTCTACAGCCAGCTAGTATCCCACAAGCTGTTGTGATTCTTGCTGACTATCAGTATAAACAGGCGTTTGTTGCTGATTCTGAGATTAATTTGGTAGCTTGTCTTACCGAATTGATGGTGAATGTGGAATTCAAATGAGTGGCTGGTTAATTGCTATAACAGGTCTGATATATGCTTATGTTGCTATTGAACAGGGCATAAAAGGCAACGTTGGACTTGCTATAGCATACACTGGTTATGCTTTTGCTAATATTGGTCTTTATCTCCTTGCAAAATAAATTATGAATCCATTTGACTTTGTAAATGATATCCTTCAAGGCAAGAAAAATCTGATTGTTGATGACCAAACCGAGAAGGAATATCAGCCATTTCTTATAAACCGCAGTCTTTCCTATCATATGGACTGCATCATATATGCAAATGAAATGAATCGCAGGCATCACTTAGACAAAAAAATGCAAAATGATTTTTTGATAAATAGTATTAGGTCAAGAAAAAGACAATTTGCTAAGTGGATTAAGCCAGTTAAAAATGATGATTTAGAATGCATAAAGATATATTATGGATTCTCAGACATTAGAGCCCGTGAAGTCCTCAATCTACTGAGTGAAGAACAAATAGAACAATTAAAAGAAAAAACCGATATAGGTGGATTGAGGAAATGATATGGTCAATTTATCACAGTTTATTGAAATTAGATTAGAAAATCCTGATGATTTTTTAAAAGTAAAAGAGACACTAACACGAATTGGCGTATCTTCTCGTAAAGAACGAACACTATATCAATCGTGCCACATTTTGCATAAACAGGGTCTTTATTACGTAGTTCATTTCAAAGAGATGTTTTTATTAGATGGTAAGCCAGCTAATATTTCAGATGATGATATTCAACGAAGAAATGCTATAGCTAAATTGTTGCAAGATTGGGGACTAATTACTATCGTTAATATGAAAAAGATAGAAGAAAACATGGCACCTATACATCAAATAAAGATAATCTCATTCAAGGAAAAAAATGAATGGGAATTAATTAGCAAATACAACATGGGTAAACGTAAGTTATAATATGGTAGATAATCATGAAAAACAAAGTAGTGAAACTAGAAAACATTTTCAGTGGTGATATCGTCTTTTGTTTTGATATAAAGGAAACAAAAGACATTGACGGAATTTCATTTATTCGGGTTTTTAAAGAGGAAAATAAGAAAAGAACTTTTCTTGTAAATCGCTCGGCCTTTAAAGTCCTGAATAAATAGAAATGTGACGCCTTCGGGGTCACTAATTTTAACTCGCTTAATTATAAGGAGAATGATATGACAGTAGGACGTATTTCTTTTGAACCATTAGCTTATCGCTCAGTGGGTTTCGACAGCATTTTAGATAATCTTGAATCAATGTTGAAAACTACTCATTCAGTGGATAAGTTTCCCCCACATAATATCATCAAGTTTAATGACAACCAATACGTTATCGAATTGGCTGTTGCAGGATTAAAACAAGATGATATTGATATCACACTTGAAAAAAGTGTATTGACAATCGAATCAAAAGCAAAACTTGAAAGTGAATCGAATGTCCAATATCTCTACAAGGGTATTGGAACACGTGCATTCACTAAGACATTCAAACTAGCTGATTCTGTTGTTGTTTGTGGTGCTGAATTTAAAGATGGTATTCTTCGTGTAGGATTGGAGAATATTATTCCTAAAGAACATAAACCACAAAAAATTGAAATAGGTAACTCTATTTCGTTTCAAAAACCACAACTTTTAAACGAGTGAAACATGAGGGAGGAAACTCCCTCTTTTAAAATGGAGATAGAATGAAAACTGATAAGAACTTTAGATTGAATCAACCCGCAAAGCGTATGCTTGCACTTATTGATGATAAATCAGAATATAGTTTCTACAAGAAAGTCTTTATCGAAAATCAAGTCGAAAAGAATCGCGTTAGAAAAATAGTCACTAAAGAAAAGGCATCGAAATAATTTATGTATCATAATGATGTTAAAAAATTTATTGACGCATGTGACCAAGTATCATCTGAAAACAATAAAAAGTTATACCTGAGATTGATTTATGAAGAATTTCAGGAATTTATTGATGCAGTAAATGATAATGATGATGTTGAACAGCTAGATGCTTGCATGGACATGATTTGGGTTATCATAGGTTACTGTTACATGAAACAGTTTGATATTGATGGTGCATGGGGTGAAGTCACGCGAACCAATCTGCAAAAGATAGATGCAGAAACAGGTAAAGTTATTAAGCGTGATGATGGTAAAATTCTAAAACCCGCAGACTGGAAAGAACCCGATTTCAAAAAGTATGTAGGTAAAAGTCAATAATTCTATTGACATAACATTGGTTGTAATATATAATAGTATTTTTAATGAGAGGTGTAAATGGACATTCAAAATGTTTTGCTTTGGAAAGTAGCTAAGAAAATTGCTGAGGAAAAGAAACTGCCCAAGGCATATAAGTATGACCTGTATCATCGTG